TGCTCTAACTAAATGAGGGTACCAAGTTTGACTATAACCGGATGCAGGTCGAGTAACTTCTGATACAACATAGAATCGTTTTAATGCTACAATACTATCATCTAATGCAAATTCGTCTTTCTGATGTGGTAATTCAATCACATCCCCGGACATGATTTTTCTACCTAATGCATCAAAACTACTTCGTAGGTGAAAAGTAATCATAACATTATCGGTTTGTAAGAACATACCGAACTGACTTAGATTGAAATCAATATCTTGTAAAGTATAAATTCCTCTAATTACATATACATCAGGCGCATAATGCCGGTCTCTGTTTTCCATCAATAACAAATCCTGTATTCCTAGTTCAGGAATTGCTTCGGTCATGTTAGGTTGTGAAGGAGTGCTTTCGCCTTCGAGTGGGCTAACTGGTCCAAGATATTTGTGTACCAAAACATCGGTACCGCCTACTTGAAACTGTTCGTTAATAATTTTGTCTAAGAAACGAAAATCGTTTCCTTTCTCAGGACGGTATAAACTTAATCTCGGCATGGTATAGTATTTATTAGATAAATATTCACATGACTGAAACCGAACGCGAACGACAAAAAGTTATAGACTACGTGCAGGCCATGCTGGGCGGCGGGATGATAGACGTAGAACTTGACCCCGTTCACTACAACACTGCTATCGACCGTGCTCTTAACAAATTTCGTCAGCGGAGCAGTAATTCTGTAGAAGAAAGTTTTGCCTTTCTTACCCTGCAAGTAGATCAAAACGAATACATGATGCCCACAGAAGTGATGAATATTCGTCAACTTTTTAGACGCAGTATCGGATCAAGATCTGGCGGGGGTGGAGGCGGAACATTGTTTGAACCTTTTAATCTAGCCTATTCAAACACATATTTGTTGACATCAACTAATATGGGCGGTCTTGCTACATATTATGCTTTTGCCAGTTATCAAAAGCAGGTAGGTAAAATGTTTGGAAGCGATATAAATTTTACCTATAATAGAACCACTAAAAAACTAACCATAATGCAGCGTCCTCGTAGTGAGGAAGAAGTATTGGTATGGTTACACAATTACAGACCAGATTTCAATATGCTTCAAGATCCATTGGCCAGTCAGTGGTTACGCGATTATAGCCTAGCAACTTGTAAAATTATGCTAGGTGAAGCTCGGGAAAAGTTTGGTAGCATCGCAAGTCCGAGCGGCACTACAACACTCAATGGCACTGCTTTAAAAAACGAGGGCAAGGCCGAAATTGAAATGCTAGAGCAAGATCTAATTAATTACAAGGATGGAGGAACTCCTCTTACCTGGGTCACTGGATAAATTGAGATTGATTTTTTTAACTGATCTGTAATATACTGTTATTATCTAATGGGGATTGCATATGATCGTAGGATTTGTGGGTTTCATATCGGCTGGCAAGGATACAGCAGCAGACTATTTGGTAAATTACCATGAATTTAGACGAGATAGTTTTGCCAGCACACTGAAGGATGCAGTGGCAGCAGTGTTTGGATGGGATAGAACCCTGCTGGAAGGCCGAACCAAAGAGGCTCGAGCATGGAGAGAACAGGTCGATACATGGTGGGCTGCTCGATTGAACATCCTTCATCTTACTCCTAGGTGGGTGCTACAATACTGGGGTACGGAAGTTCTACGCGGCGCATTTCATGATGAGATCTGGATTGCCAGTTTAGAAAATAAAATGCGCAAAACACGTGATAATATTGTTATCAGTGATGTTCGCTTTCCTAATGAAATTCTAGCAATTAAACGTGCAGGCGGAATAGTGATTAGGATTCGTCGTGGACCCGATCCCGAATGGTATGAGTCTGCTGTAAATTACAATCGCGGCCCCAACGGAAATATGAGTTGGGCACATGGACGTAAGCATTTAGAAGAGTTGGGAATTCATGCCAGTGAAACCGCATGGATTGGACAGCCAGTTGATGTTGAAATTGCCAACGATAGTTCGATAGAAAATTTATTCTTACAACTGGAATTGGTAATTAAAAATCAGGAATCAGATCACCTTGCTTCCAACGAAATCCTTCTTTATGCATGATCCGTTGACAGTTTGCACACACTGTTTTAAGATTGGTGGTTCGATTGTTGGTTAGGTCGCCGTCTACATAAAACACATTAAAAACTTCCGGATAGCGACTTTTAAATCCGCATCGATCGCATTGATCTTTTTTACGATAGCCACTCAAGGCCCAGCCGGGCCTTTCTTTTTTATATCCCCGAGCACAGTGATCACACTGTGACCTATAGAAAGTTTGTCCTGCTTTATGGTAGTTGACAGCCACCGGACGTGAATGACAATTTTTACATAACTCGCGCATATCTGTGCCCTTTTTGTGCCCTTTTTTTATTTATTAAGCCGAAGATTTTTTATCTCTGCTGCTAAATAATACAAAGTAATCCATCAAGGAGATCGAACAATGGCAATATTGCAATCACCAGGCGTAAGCGTAACAGTCATAGACGAAAGTTTTTATACCCCGTCGGCACCGGGCACAATCCCTATGATTTTTGTGGCATCTGCACAAGATAAAACCAATCCAAGCGGAACCACAGCAGCAGGAACAACAGCAGCAAATGCTGGAAAAGTCTGGTTAATTACCAGCCAACGGGATCTTACAGACACATTTGGAACTCCGTTATTCTATACAGATATAAGTGGAAACCCTCAGCACGGTAATGAACTTAATGAATATGGATTACAAGCAGCATACAGCAGCCTGGGTGTAAGTAGTCGTGCATATATTGCCAGAGCCGACTTAGATCTATCACAATTAGCCCCATATGCAACAGCACCTAAAGGCAACCCGGTAGCCGGAACATATTGGGTTGATACCAAATCAAGTTCATTTGGAATTAAGGAATGGAATGCAACTTCTCAAACATTCACCGTAAAAACTCCTATCGTTCTCAACGATGAATCCCCAGATAGCAGTTTTGCAGTTGTTGGAGTTTCGCCTAATTCATCCGTAGGGCAAAAAGGCGATTACTGTATGGTTGTTACCAACGACAATGTAAATAAATTGTACTACAAAAACAGTAGTAATACGTGGCTTGCTGTAGTTAATAATTTTGAAAGTAGTAAGTTAGTGCAAATTAGCCCGCACTATACATATCCTAATTGGACCAGTTCTACTCCTACCGGTAGTGTTTGGATTACTACCACCGCTCCAACAAATGGTGCGAATTGGAATATTAAATATTATAGTGGAACATCTCAAACCTGGAGCACTGTATCGGCACCAATTTATGCAAACGCTCCAACTGCAACCTATACTCTAGATCGCACTGGTGGTGGAAAAAATATTCCAGTAGGTAGTTTGTTCATTGATTCAAACTTTGATGAGTCTGCCACTGAAACAGCCAACTTTAAAATCTGGAGAAGATCAACCGGCGGCGTTACATCGATTGTTAGTGATCCAGTAACTACGGTAGCAGCACAAACCACTTATTCTTTTGGTATCTCTGAAACTGTTCTAAACAGTGCATCTTGGTCTAGCCCTGTTACAATCAACGTAACTGTATCAAATGCCAATACAATTTTAGGATCATTGTTACCAGCAGTGATCAGTGCATCGTCTTTGGTTAATGTTACTGCCAGTTTTAATACTTCAACTGGAGTATTAACACTCAGCCATAAACTAGGCGGAGACATAAAAATAACCGGACTAGATGCTACAGAACAAGGATTTCTAGGATTTAGTGGGTATAATGTATACACTAAGATTGGGACAGCCAATCTCTACTCATTAACCAGTTCATCTACTACCGATTTTATTGCAACAAATTGGAAACCGTTGGTCTACGAAGCGCTGGGATCTGAACCATATACAGATCCTGCAGATGGAACCCTATGGTACGATTCCGTTATTGACCAGGTTGATATCATGTATAATTCGGGTACCTATTGGTGCGGATATGCAGAAGCATTTCCAAATTCTGATCCAAACGGTCCTATTATTCTTGCAACAGAACCAACAACACAGAGCGATGGAACCAGTCTGGTAACTGGTGATATCTGGATCGACACCAGCAATATTGACATGTATGGTGAGCAGATCTATGTATATAACAGCACCAATACTGTAGGCGACAGATGGGTATTACAAGACACATCAGACCAATCCAGTCCAAGTGGATGGTTATTTGCCGATGCGCGGTGGGGGACAAACGGGGCATCAGAAGTGCCTGGCAACATTAAAGATCTAAGAGTCAACAACTATGTTGACCCAGATGCTCCAAATCCTGCATTATATCCGAGAGGAATGAAACTATGGAATACTCGTAGATCCGGATTTAATGTTAAAAAATACGTGGAAAATTATATCGATACAACAGCAAATAATGGACTTAATCTGCGTTATCTAAATCAAAGTTTAAGTTCATACGCAACTTCGCGTTGGGTTAGCCAATATCCGACAGCAGAAAACGGATCTGGGGTATTCGGCAGAAAATCACAAAGACAACTGATTGTAAAATCAATGAAGGCGTTGATTAATACCAATGTTGCAATTAGAGACACCGATACATTGAATTTTAATATCATTACCAGTCCAGGATATCCTGAACTAATTCAAAACATGGTTAATTATAATGTCGATAGAGGCATTACAGCATTTGTCATTGGTGATACTCCTTTCAGACTAAAACCAACCGGAACTGCCCTAACTAACTGGGGAAATAATGTACTCGGTGCTTATGACAACGGCGAAGACGGATTAGTTACTACCGATGAATACATGGCGGTATATTATCCAAGTGGTTATACTACAGATAATACCGGTAACAAGATTGTTGTGCCACCGAGTCATATGATGTTAAGAACTTTTATCAATAGTGATGCCAAGAGTTATCAGTGGTTCGCACCAGCAGGTACTCGTAGAGGAACAGTTGATAATGCTACTAGTGCAGGATATATTACCAACGAAGGTGAGTTCAAAACCAGCGCAGTACCTCAGACATTAAGAGATATAATGGATGATATTAAGATCAATCCTATCTCCAGTCTAACTGGGGTTGGATTGGTTGCATATGGACAGTTAACTCGTGCTAAAAATGCCAGCAGTCTTGATAGAATCAATGTCGCAAGACTGGTCGCATACCTCCGCAGACAATTGGATCTACTAGCAAGACCGTTCTTGTTTGAGCCAAATGATGCACAAACTCGTCGTGAGATTAAGTCTGCTGCAGAAAATCTCATGATTGAATTAGTGGGTCAACGTGCTCTTTACGACTTCATTGTAGTCTGTGACGAAACCAATAACACACCGGCTAGAATTGATCGTAACGAACTATATATGGATATTGCTGTAGAACCTGTAAAGGCAGTTGAGTTTATCTACATTCCTTTGAGATTGAAAAATACTGGCGATATTGCAGCAGGTTTATAATATAAATAATAAAGACTAAGGAGCATCTAAATGCCAATCGCAAGTTTAAATAGATTTACCGTACCATTAAGTGGATCACAGGCCTCCAGCACTCAGCCTTTGCTGATGCCAAAACTAAAATATAGGTTTCGTGTAACACTTGACGGGTTTGGA